AGTTTGTCCATATATCTGTAGGCTTTGCCCTGTGGTCATCTCCACTAGGATCACTATATTGACAATACCATATTGTATGCCTTGACAATCCCTGCATAATATCCAATTTTCTTAACACACCTCTTGGATTTTCAATATACCAATACTTCGGCTTAAAATATTTAATAATATCAATTGCCTTTTGAACATAGGCCATGCCTAAATATGTTTCCGCTCTTTTAGGTGTATATTGGCCTCTCTCTGTAGTGTAGTATGAACCAATTGAACTAACTGAGAACGCAGTGCAAGGTGGTGAGGCCCAAATAATGTCAGGGTTATAAGGTATTTTTTCTAAATTAATTTTCATTATATCGACTACCATGTCAATACAATTAAAATATCTATAATCTGTTGTGAATGTTTTGTGACCTAATAAATGTGCTACATTACTAAAAGACTGAGTACCTGCAAATAACTCTAACGTATTCATCTCACTTGCACTCCTCACATACTACTTTTTCTTTGCCATATGTAGGTATATGACCTTTTTTGTAATACAAAACATTTCGACCGTTGTGCTTACCCCTATATACTCTTTCCCAGGTTCTTTTACACACTGGACATGCTTTAATTAATTTATCTACCACCAACTTGCGACCACGCAATTCTTTATTTGTTTTGACCCTACCCTCATATAATTTTTTTCTTGTTTTATCTCCTATTACCCAATCAAGCAACATCTCTTTAGCTTCCTCTCTTTGCCGCAAAAGCACGCTTTATTGCGCCCATGCTTCTTTGCCACAAGCCTTTTTGTTTCGGTTTCACTGATGTCGAACGGACTTCTTCCAAGTTGTCTTTGGAATGCACCGTAGCTTCCGCAGTATCGGATGTACCTAGTTTTGAAGCTAGGCGTTGAGTCATTCGCCTTATGTTTCTTCTCCGCACCCATTCTGAGTTTGGATACTTCTTTTTGTGATGTTTTGTTATTGGCATCGCTCATCCTATTGTTAATTGTTCTGTAAAAATATCCACCTGACTTTTTGCACCTTTTATTCTTTTATTAGCAATATCTACAAACTCAGGGTTTATTTCGCTGCCAACATACTGCTTACCTAACCTTAGTGCCGTAAGGGCCAACGTGCCACTACCCATAAATGGATCATAAAAAATATCACCAGGCGTGCGTGCTACCAATGGAAGATATGCTTCAACTGGGTCTTGCGCAGGATGCACACGTTTATTATTAATATAATTTGACTGAGGGTTTACTCCACTAATAAAGTCTATGGTTGGTATGCCTTGCACATTTGTTTCCATTTTTATCTTTTTTTGCGTGACACTCATTGCAATTGGAGTAATTGTTTTGATCCAATAATTTTTGATTCTACCTGTAGCACCAATGTTTCTGCGATGGTAGTAAAGCCACTGCGTAAACCCTGCTAATGATTCTTTCAGCTCCCACATATATTCTTGACTCATAAATACATAAACCGCGTTAGCAGCAACGCGCTCCATTTCTTTACATAATGTATCAAGCCATTTTATATAATCTTCTTTTTTATCTGTGCTGTATGGTCCGTAATTCTTTTTCGCATTCCACGGCGGTGAGGTAACAATAACATCCACGGCATTCTCTGGCCACTGAGCCATAGTCTCTAAGCAATCTTCGTTATGTATGGTATTAACTGACGGCACTTCTCACCTTTTCTGTTATATCAAATTCTTTTTTACCCATCTTATGAACTGCAAAATGCACCTCTGCATTCTTGCGCATAGACATGGCCTTAATAATCTTTTCAATTAGTGTCTTATAATCCAGTGCTGTCACGATCCAATCTTCCCACTCACCCTTATCATTGTCAAATGAGACACTGCCTGCATAGTGATTAATTAAACCCATTAACTAAACTCCGGGAATCGCTCATATTGATAGAACCATTGTCTTTTACTTGTTTGATTATTTTTCGCTGTTGCAAGCGCAAGGCTGATCATCTTCTCATTGTTATATGGTACAAATGCGCATATCTTTTTAGGTGTGTAATACACAGCCACAACATCCACGCGGCCACTATTAACGTATTTCACGCACCGCACTTGGATCGCTGTGTCAGATGTAGGCTTTGTGATGGTCTTGACCTGTACACGTTTGAATGTGCCATTGCTCATCTCAACCAATAGGTCCACATGTTCAATATCTACTTCCGGCAAGTACACCTTATAACCTTGACTTAATAATTCCTGGCGCACAGCAAGCTCACCAATTGTACCTATGTTATTACTATGCAATGATTTCACCATCAAATAGTGCCTGCATTTTGTCAGTATTAACTGGCCTATTAACATATTTCCACACCCTTAACTGAGAGCGCTCCATATGGTAATGCTCACCATATCCATTATCAGATATATTGCTTGGATTAATTAATTCTACTGACCACACCCAACCTTGTATCTCATATCGCGGCATAGTGCCACTAACAAGCACATACATATCACAATCATCGACCTTGCGCCATTTTTTTGCAATTAAATAACCTGCTTGGTGTCTAGTTGTCTTTACATCAATGCGAACATCTTGTCCTTTTTTGCCACGCATTTTTAAGTCATAGCCACGCCTATGTGGCCCAATAGAGAAATCGGGGTAGGAATTGATTACACGAGCGACTGCGATTTCGCCAGCGAATCCATTAATATCATTGTCAGGATCAGACTTGGCGCTTGAGTTCGTTCCATTTGTTAGGTTCTGTTGATGTCGTTTTGCTCCGACCAACTTCGCTAACTTCTGTTCCACTTCGTTTAGTGTTACTATCATTATTTTTGCCTTTGGTATGTTCTTCATGTAGTGATGAATAGAGAATTGCATAATTCATTATATCTTGGCAACGTGACCTTACAGTCTCATCACTTACTTGCTTCCCGGTTTTTGCATCATTACAGATAGCATCAACGTGTTTTAATACGTATACCATCATGGCCTGCTGTGGCGTAATACCCAAACGGTCAGCAACATGTTTGAAATTGTAATGTTTGTCTTCATTAGATATCGTATACTCAATCGATTTAGAGTCACTAATATCTAATGCTTCCGCGACAAACTTATCTCTATACTCTGTAAATTCTTTATAATTCATTTTGGCATTTTCTTGTAAATAAGCATCTTCCAAATCTTTGGCATAACATCATGGCTATATATCCATCCATTGATAGACTTTGGATCACATCCCAATTTATGCGCAATAATTAATGGGTGTTCGTCTAAATCTTTCCCCCAAAAAAACATACAATTCTTTAAATCGCTTGGTAATGGCTCTTCACAAACAGAGCATTTTATTAATGCATTAAATTTCATTTCTTAAACTTTGGACCGTCAATTACTTTTAATACCTTATCTAATATCTCAGTAGCAATGTGCATTCTTGTCGCTTCACTCGCGAGATTCGGCTGTGTATTAGCATAATGCTTTAATGTATCAGTGATTGCTTCACCGAATACTGCTATCATTTTATTCTTCGCAGTCATCTAATTCTCTCATTCCATCTATTGTTGCACTTAAATCAAGAATATGGCCATTCATTTCAAAGATAGCTTTTTCCATACTGCCATACTTCTCAACAGCTTTGCCTACTACTTCTTTTAAATCTTTTTGGTAATCGTAACTCATTATTTACTCCTTGTCTTTAGATTCTCGAATTAAATTACAATTTTTACAATCACATTGTTTAGAATCATCCATCTTTATCCTCTCTTTATTTCCATGTAATGCTTATAACATAATTGCGGTGGATGCTCTTTTATTTTCACTAAACGCCGTTTTATAAATTTGCCACAAATACGACATTTATGAGTCCAATTCAAATCTGTATGTGCAAATTCTTTATTTACCATAATCATTTTCCGGCATCAGGCAGCTTACCGCCTACGCCAACCTGGGTGTTGATGTTAAAGCATTTCGATGCCGGAATACTATCCGAGGATGGATTCGCCAACCACATGTCAGATTCAGATTTCATCTTTATCTTCATATCCTCGGATATATAATCTTTATTTATTGCGAAGCACATCTTTGAACATTTCCTCGCTCATTATAAATACCCACTTACCACGATCCTGACGAACGGCAACTAGGTTTGCGTTTTTAAATTCTAAATAACTTGCAATCTTCTTGCGACGTTTTACCTGAACATGTAGTTCTAAATCATCGCGTGTTGCTTTTATATCTATGTCTGAGGCAAGGCCAAATGCTCTACCATCTGAACCCCAAGAGCGCTCTGCATCAAAGCCGAGGTCAGAGAGTAGTTCCCTGACCTCAACTTCACCCCTATAGCCTTTTTTAGCTACGTTCATCATTAGAACGGCAATTCCTCTTCATCGTCACTTTGCGCTTTCTCTTCACCGGCCTCTAGCGGAGATCCATTGGTAAAAAGATTGTCGGCATTGTAGCGAGCTTTCATATCGGCCCACTGCTTCGCAACATCGTCATCTATTGCTTTTTTAGGATTTGGAACGACGGTATATTGTGTTTCTAGGTCCTGGCCACTACGAGTTATCGTAATGTCATATTCCTGCACTTCGCCCCATTCCTTATTATCAGATAGTGCTTTAATCTGACTAAGGATTGTTTTTTGCTTTATCTCCAAGAATTTGACCTCACCATTAATAGCGATAGTCAAAAACCAAAAATACTTTGCATCTGTAACGCCAGTCTTTATCTCACTAGCATCTTTAACGCGTACTGGTTTATTGTCATTCTCTGGCCACCACACATATCCTGCGATTGGTGTTGTAAGAATGCGCAATCTATTTTCACCTTGCTCAAGCTTCTTCATAAATAGTCCATCAGAACCGCTTGCAGGTATCTCTAATCCATCTAAACTGTTGCTCATTGTATTTTCCTTATGTTATTGTTTAATGTGATTTCGTAACCACTTCGTTGTACTAGGCCCACAATTTGACCTAATAATTTTTTGCTAATGATTTCATGGGCCTTAATACCAATATCTGCATCAGTAGGCTCAAATGTTGTTGTTTTGATTTTGTGATTAATAAGTAAACGACGAATCTTCTGTGCTATTTTGATTTGCTCAGAATCTTTCGGTATGTGGACTCGAAAGATCATGGGGCGGTATATCGATTCGTATGAGAGGATAGAATCACGCTGTGTAGCGCACAAGAAGGAAACCGCCCCAAATTATTTAATAGTTGTAGTAATCTTTTCTGTCTCATCTAAACTTTTACGTGAAATTCTTTTTTCATTGCCAACATACTTAATACATAATGTTTCATTACATTTATTCTGCTCTTTTAAACGAACTGCCTTATCAATGCTTTTACGGCTCATACCTATATAATCAGCAGCCTGAGATATACTGAGCCATCCTTGTGTTGGTGTAATTGGTTTACTCATCCCATTTAATACTTGCTTCATCTACACCAAGAATCAACGCAATATTATTCTTATGTCTATATTGAAATGTGCGTTGCCCTTTTATCATCATTGTAAGTAACGCTGGACTAATGCCTACAAGACTTGAAATCTTGCGTTGAGACATGCCATGCCGTGACAATAAATCGGTAAACTTAAATTCTGTAATTGTTGTGCTTCTATCCATTTGCGTGTTTGAAGTTAAATACAGGTCCAATCTTTTTGCAAGAAATATTTTGGAATATTAGGGTATATCGTGTAATATTGAACACATTGAGAGGATAATATGGCAAGTTTAAATAAACATCGTAATAATTATAAAGTCGCTTATCGCGATCCACGTGATAATAAACGCAAGCAAAAGTATTTCAAAACAAAAGAGCAGGCAGTTATTGTTCTTGGTCATTGGCAACAAGTGGAGCTGTATGCGAAGAATGATATGAATTGGCGCGCACTATTATATAATGAGAGGCCACAAAAAACATTAGATGAGATATTTTCTAGCTTTACTAATAATGTACTTAGCACATTAACAAACGTAGATACTATAGCAAAATATCAAGTTGTAATCAATAGTTGTAAGAAAGTATTTCCTGGTAACACAATCGCTTCTGAAGTAAGAAGTATGAATCATAATGTCGATGGCGTTGTTGTTAATGGATGGACTATCTATAAGCATATTATGGAGATTCAATATAAAAGGTCGCGCCGTGGTATTGATAGCTATATGCGTGATCTTTTACGCATATTTAACTGGGCCTATGAAGAAGAATTAATAGATAAGCGTATTATGCGTAAAAGTGACCGCTATAAAAAGCATGAGCTTGCGCCACTTCAGTATAAGATTTGGTCAGACCTAGAAATAGAGCAATTATTTAATCATCCCAAGTTATCTGATTTCCAAAAAGATATTATGTGGATATTTGCGATTACTGGTGTGAGGGCCAATGAAATCATGGGGCATAACACGAGAAAACAATATAAGGAATTACATTGGCATCATATTGATTTCTTGAATCATAAAATGTTCTTATTACAAAAACGTCGACAGATACGAGAAACAGTAGATGTACATCCTAGTGCAATAGCTATATTTAAAAAGTGGTTTAGAACTGGGTCGGATAGACCTCTTGATATGAACTATAAAGCATTAAATAAGATTATTAAAGAAATTAGTGCTTTAGTTGGTATCAGTTTTACTTGCCATGATTTGCGTAGAATGAAAGCTCAGTTAGTACGCAAACATACCAAAGACCTTGTAAAAGCATCTCATAGTATCGGCGATACATCAATACAAGTTGTAGATGCTCATTATGCAGGTGTCACTGTGGAAGAGCAACGTGAAGTTAATATTAATGCTTACGATTCATTAATGAATATTATTAAGTAATAAGTTCGCGCATCACCATCTGACATGACCATATATCAGGCGCTACCATTCTGAATGTCAGTGGGCGAACTAGCTTCACCCAATGAAATGGTCCAGTTGCGTTATCCTCACTATATATAAAAGGTTTGCGGTCTGTTACAGTATCGCTAAAGGCAAGTATACTATCTTTATTTGCAGCAGTCATATGATCAAAACTAAGTGTTAATATCTTATAATTATCATGCTTACTAATATAATATCTATTTGCACCATGTGCTTTTACTTCTTCTGTGCCGAATTTGTGTGCTGTGGCAATGTTTGCAGTAGGTTCAAGCGGTAACTCTAATTTATTACCAAAAAATATTTCTGTAATGCCAGTTAATGCTCCAGTAGTGGCCCATACTGATCGCCATCGATATGAACCTGATGATAAAGTTCTAATATTCCACCCTACTGCAACATCACTTAATACATTTGTTGTACCGTGAAAAGCACCAGTTGCTGCTGTGGCGCGATATACCGTAATATCATTGCCAGTTGCCACCGTACTATATATTGCACAGAAATCAACTTCATTAGCGCTACCAAAGTCAAATTGCAATCCCTCGCTATTTATCCAACCACCAATTGCTAATGTGATATCTTCGTCAGTTGCTCTTTCTTCATTCGTAAGGGTATCACTATCTGAAAAAGAACCACTACCACCGCCATCATTTAATGTTGCCGAATACGAGTTTACATTGTCATAATAGATTGTTGCTGCCATTATGGACTCTCTTGCAATGTTATGGTTGTTGAAAATGCATTTGTTGCAACCTGGTTAAATTGAAGTGGCTTTGCTAATCTCACATTGTGATAACTACTACCATCATAATATGCAAATGATCTTGTGTTTTTATGTACACTCATTAATGTTTCTAAAGATGTTTTATTTGCATCAGTTAAAATTGGTACTTGCAAGGACCATTGGCGTAATTCTGTATCTATTTTATTAGAAAATTCTGTATTGTTATATGTATTAGCCACAAATGAATTATATGGTTTTTCTATGGTAACACTAGCGCCATCTACTGGAATGTCAAAAGTTTGTCCAAAATATATCTGCGTTAGGTTAT